TTTGACGAAGCTAAAGGCAAGGCAAATGAATCAGCAGGTGGAATCAGCCAAGCAACATCTACAATCGGTAACGCAGGAAACAACCTAGCACCATTAAAAGAGAACCTTAACCAAGTTGGTACTACAATGGGTGAAACTAAAACGCAAGTTGAAACACAGGTTGGTGGAATCAATACTGCATTTGGTCAATTAGGTCAAGGTATGCAGACTGGCTTCATGAGTCCATTTAAAACACAGGCACAATTATTCCAAGAGCAAGTAGCAGGTATGGCTACTCAATCTGGTCAAAGTGCTCAAAAGATTGGTCAAGATGTTACATCAATCGGTAACGCTAAAAACGCATTAGACCAATACAAACTAGCACAGGATGCTGTTGTACAGTCAATGGGTAGCATGGGTGGTAAAGCACAAGAAACAGCTACAGCGATGCAAAATGCAGGTACAGCTATTGCAAACACAGTAAGTGGATTTGATTCATTTATTGCTAAACAAGGCGAACTGCAAAACGCTATGGGTAACACAGTTGGCAAAGCAGGAGAAGTAGGTAATGCTATTTCAACATTAAGCAACAACTTCGGAAGCGGTGTAAGTGGAGCAGAGTCATTTGGCGTTGCATTATTCACTATATCTAATGCTTCTGGAACAGCTAGTCAAGCGATGCAACAACTTGGTAATTCAGCAAGTTTATCTGCTGTCGGTATGAACCAAGCATCAGATGCTTCTAGAGCATCAGCAGATGCATCAAGTGCTAATGCTAATGCTAAATCAAATGAAGCTAACGCTTCTAACACTTCGGCACAAGCAAGTAGTGCTAATGCGAACGCTAAACAAGCAGAAGCTAATGCAATTATGCAAGCTATCAATGCAACGCAACAAATGTCACAAGCTTATGGCTCAATGGCACAATCTGCAATTAGCTCAATCTCATCAATCATTCAAGCAATCCAAACTTACTTACAAGCAGTATTATCTCTTGGTACAGGAACAATGGCAATTGCGAATGTTGTTAGAGGTGCATTCAGTGCTATGGCAGGAGCAGTTGCAAGTTCTACAGGTGCTATGAACAGTGCTCACAATTCGCAAGCTAGTGCTTTAAACAAAGTTAAGGATTCAGCTAACCAAGCTAAATCTGCTGTACAAGGTTTAAATAGCACAATCGCAGGTGCGATGTCAAGTCTAAACAACTATATCGCAAAAGCACAACAGGCTTCTAGCGTTCAAGTTAAAGCTCCAACATTACCTGCATTACCAACAGGTGCATCTTGGAATATGTCTACAATCAATAACATTACAGGACTACAAGGTGGAGAGGTAGCAAGTGCAGTAGCAAGTGCGGCAGGTGCTTTCAGTGCAAGTTCTGGTGATTCTGGAACAGCAGGTGGAGGTAGCGGTACGTCTGGTAGACTTATCCCTTCAATCTACAGTGGATTAGATTCTTACGGTAGAATGGGAGTATTCACTGCTTTAGGTAGCTATGATGATAGTTTTGCAGAAAATGATAGAACTGACCCTAACAGAAGAAAAAAAGGATACGTCCAAACAGAAGATGGAAGTTGGGTAAAAGAATCATTCTATTCAGATACTAAAGTCAAATCTAGTGCAGATGATAGCGATAAGTTAGCGGATGCAATGCCTTGGAACTCATGGCAACGTAGCATGAGTGAGCTTGATGTAACAATCAAGTGGATGGAAACAAAAATGAAAAACATGAACAAGTATACAGCAGAATATCGCAAGATGATGAACGATGTATACCAAGTTGAAATTAAACGTTGGGAACTATTAAATCACGACCTATGGGATAAAGAACGTAGAAACGAACAAATCAAACGTGAACTAGAAGGTCTGAAAAACATCAACGCTCATACAAAAGAGCAACGTGACCAATACAATAAGTTAATGCAAGAATACGAAAGCAATCTAAGCTCAATCCAAAGTATGAGAGCTGAATGGCAAGACTTCTTAGACAATTGGGAAAACCGTTATGCGGAAATCTTAAAAGCTCACGTAGAAGCTATTGTTGAACAGTATACTAAAGGATTAGAAGAGATTAAAGCTAAAGTAGATGACATCGACTTTGCGATTGAGGTTGCTAAATTAGTAGACCCAGATAACATGACAAAAATGATGAACCTTTATATTGATAAAGCAAATCAATTAAAACAAGAAAGAGCTAAGTTAGAGAACCAACAAAGAGATTTAATGTTGAAACTATATGAAGCAGAAGATAGATTCGGTAAGGATAGCCAAGTTGCCAAAGATATCAGAGCGGAAGTAGACAAGGTTAAAGAAGCTTGGGAGGATTCAACTCTAGCAGTTCTGCAAGCTGAAAAAGAGATTAAAGATACACGTGCAAGCGTGGCAGATGATGGTATTGGTCAATTGAAAGATTACTACGGTAAGATGAAGGACATGGCATTAGATGCAATCGAAAAAGAACAAAACAACCTTCAAAAAGCTCATGACGAAAAGATGAAGCTGTACGACAAGGAAATCGACAAGATTAACAAGGTGTACGATGCTAAGTTTAAAGAAATGGACAAAGAGAAGGAAAACGAAGATTACCAAAAAGGATTAGACGAAAAGAATGCAAAACGTTCAGAACTACAAAATAAAATCAGCATTTTATCAAGAGATAATTCACTTGAAGGTAAGAAAAAACTTGCGGAACTTAAAAAGGAACTAGCAGATGTCGATAAAGAACTAGCGGAATATCAAAAAGAACGTCAACGTGAATTAATGAAGCAAGCTCTTGAAGACCAAAAACAAGCACAGCTAGACGAAATCGAAAACAAAAAGAAAACAGAGCAAGAAGAACTAGATGGTAAAATCGGTGACCTTGACAAACAAAAAGAAGACGTAACTAAACAATACGATGACTTATTAAACAACGATAAATATTGGGCAGACATGCGTAATCAATTTATCGAAGGTAGCTTTAAAAAGCTTGCCGATGAGTTAGCGAAAATGAAGCAAAACATCGACAACATGAATAAAGGAATCTTTGATGGTTTATCATCTGGATTCGGTGGATTCTCTGACGAAACTAAGAAACAAGTTGCGGAAGCAAATGGCTTAGTTGTTGACAACATGGACTTTAACTCTAAAGAGCCAATGAACAACGTGGATGAGCTTCTTAAAGCAAAAGGCTATCAAACATTTGAGAATGAGGTTCTTCGCCCAGATGACCCTGCAAGACCAATGAAGCCTGCACCAGAGCCACCACCACCAACAAAACCACAACCACCTACACCACAACCACAAATGCCTACTAAGGGTAACGTAACTGGTGTAACAGCAGATAGCTACTTAAACATCCGTAACGCTCCAAACTTACAGGGTGGAGTAGTAAGACGTATCTTAAATGGTGCAAACGTACAAATCTTAGGTGAAGATGGAGATTGGTGGAAAGTTAAGTTCTCTAATAACAGAGGAACAACTACAGGTTACGCAAACAAGAAATACATTAAGGCATTTGATACTGGTGGTTACACTGGTGATAATGTGCCAAATGAAGGAGCACTAGCTTTACTACATAAGAAAGAACTTGTCTTAAACAAAAACCAAACATCAGATATTTTAGATGCAGTTAAAATTATGGAAAAAGTTAAAGACGTTATCCCTGCATTAAGCGGAAACTCTATCAGCAGTAAACTTGCAACAGCAGGTAGTATTGTGAACGTATCTTATGGAGACATCAATGTAACAGTTGAAGGTGGAGATAAGAAGAAAGCGGATGCTATCGCAGGCGAAATCATGAAAGGTATGAAGAAGAAGGGTCGTTAGGCTCTTCCCTTCACCTTTCTTTTTAATTTAAAGGAGGAAAAGGGATGCCAACAATTAAGGATAAATTGTATTTTAATTTCAATGGTGTCTGGTCTGATACATTTCAATTAGTAAATGTTGTTACAGATAGCGGAATGTTTGAAGAAACATTCGTTGCCACAAGAGAAATTAATGAGACAAAAGTCAGAGGTAATGATAAACCGATGCTACATGGTATCGAAAACTCACCTCTGGAATTTGAGATGACAATCGCATTTGAAGGTAAATTCGATGATGCGAAAATTGATTCTATCATTAGATGGTTATGGGTAGATTACTATAAGCCTTTATACTTTAGAGGTAAAGAAAATAGAGTATTCTATTGTATGCCAATTGATGATTCTAGTATCGTACATACAGGATTTAGCGAAGGCTATTTTAAAATCAAAATGAGATGTGATTCTTCTAGAGTTTATTCACCAGATGTTATTACAACAAAGCAAACTGTATCAACAACGCCTGTAACTATCACAGTACCAAGCGACAGTCATTTTGATGTGTACCCAGAGATTTCTATTAAGAAGTCTGGTGCAGGTACAGTAACCATCGAAAGTCTAGATGATAAAGGTAATATATTTGAAGTTAGAGATTTGACAAATGCAGAAGATATTTATATCAACTGTGAAAAAGAGATTATCGAAACTGATATAATTGGTGTGTACAGATATGACAAAATCGTGGGCAATTTCCCAAGATTAGTATATGGTCAGAATCGCTTTAAAGTCACAGGTGCTTGTGAAATCCAATTTAGATTTAAAAATAAATACAGATTTTAACAACACATAAATAGACAAAAGCAAAAGTTTATGGTATAATTACATTATTAAGGTGTGGTATTATGATTGGAAATTTAGTATTTTTCAAGAAAACCAATTCTTTAATATCTAAGATGATTGCCAAAGTTACAAAAAGCGAGTTTACACATGTTGCCATTATCGTTGGATATGACAAGATGACAGGAGTTGCAACTATTATTGAGTCGGATAGATTCAGTAAAACTAAGCTTGCAAGGATACAACTAAGTGATGAACACGTTGTTTATACTACAGGCTATCAGCCGAAAGAAGTTACAGATAAGATTGTAAGGTACGCTCATCAACAGTTAGGTATGGGATATGATTATCTGCAACTGATTGGCATATTCTTATCTTTGGTATTTAAGAGAAAAAGAGATGCTTATTTTAATAGTGCTAATAAGATGATTTGTTCTGAATTAATCGACTTAGCTTATTATAAAGCAGGAATAAAAAGAAACAATTATGAAAACATAGGTGACGTTACACCGCAAGAGTTATTTGAAGTGTACGATTTACATCAAGTGTAGGAAAGGGGTATAGAGCTTGTTTATTGATATTGATTATAATAAACGGTTGCAAGAAGCTAAATTTCATTTAGCTAAACCTAACAAGACGATTATCTCTCACATTCATGAAAAGATGCGTGGAGAGATGTCTATTAAGTTAGGCAACATCAACGAACTAAGCTTCTCTATTCCTCATTTCATTGAAGACGAAGAAAGCAATCCTCACGTAGAATTGATTAAAGAGAAAATGTTAATCAGAGTTACAATGGGAGCATACAAGGAATGGTATGTAGTTGACGGAATTGAAGAAGACGGTGATGATTCCGATATCTTCAACGTTACTGCTTTTTCTTTAGGTTATGAGTTAAAAGGGAAAAGGGTAAGTGAATACACAGAAGATTCTATTAACGCTACTGATTTATTGAAGAATCTTTTAAGTTCCACTATTTGGAAAATAGGGACGGTTGACCCAATGTTTGATGCGATGTTTCGCTCATTCGATTCTGGGACAGATTCAAACGTTCTAGATTGTATTACACAAGCAGGAGAGACTTATGGTGCTCTGATTGTTTGGGATACAGAAAACAGAAAAGTATCATTCAAGGATATGTCTAAGAATGGTCAATTTAGAGGTATGACTGTAAACTATGGTCGCTTCTTACGTTCAATTAAGAAAACGAGAACAACAGATGAGATGGTTACTAGATTGTATATTTCTGGTAATGAAGGTCTAGGGATTCATGCGGTAAACCCAACAGGTCAAGCATATATCGAAGACTTCTCATTCTTTATGTATCCGTTTGAACGTGATATAAACAAAAACACTATCAAGAGTTCATTCTTTATGTCTGACGAATTATGTCATGCAATCTTGAATCAGCAAGAGCTAATCAAGGCAAAAGCACCTATTATCAAGAGTTACATGGATGATAAGACAGCTAAAGAAAATGAATTATTAACAGAAGAAGTTAAGTTAACTCAATTAGAAGGAGAGTTAAAGACGATTGAGGGTCTGCTAGATACTGCAAAGGCTACAGAGAATCAAACGTTAATTGCTCAACGTCAACAAGAGTTAACTAACAAAACTGCTCAAATCACTGCACAGAGACAGAAGAATGATATCATCACTAATGCTATTAAAAATTATGACACACAAATTGATAAATTGCAAGATGAAATTGCTACTGGTAGCGGATTTACACCTCAACTATTAGATGAGTTAAATCTATTCATTATTGAGAGTAAGTGGGCAGATGATAAATACATAGATGCAAAAGAGTTATATCAAGATGGTTTGAAGAAGTTTGAAGAAATTCGACAACCAAAAGTCGTGCTAGATGTAACGATTGATAATCTATTAAACATTATTGAAGAACAATATTATTGGGATAAACTCGTTCTGGGAGATTTAATCAAGGTTAAATATCCTCAAATGAATATTGAGTATACAGCTAAGATTATTGAGATTAAATACGATTTAGAAAATAACGAAGCTAGTATTACAGTTGCAAACACAAAGGACTTGCTAAGTGATACAGAGAAGCTAGTTCAATTACTATACAGTAACTCTAGTGCTTCATCTCTAGTAGAAGCCAATAAGTACAAGTGGGATAAAGTAAATAAAATTGAAGACACTGTAAGCAATATCGTAACGAGTGAATGGGATGCAACAAAGAACAAGATTATCGCAGGGGTTAACAACTCTATTGAAATCGGTAATCGTGGAATGATTGTTACAAGCCCAGACAATCCAAATGAAGTAGTTATTATCCAATCTGGGGTAATTGCTTTATCGCAAGATAAAGGAGAAACATGGAAGACTGCAATCAAACCAGATGGTATCGTTGCAGAACGTCTAATCGGTCAAATCATCGCAGGTGAAAACTTGATTCTAACAAATAGTTCTGGCTCATTCACGTTTGATAAGAACGGTGTAAGAATTGATGCTAGTGCATTTATTTTAGAGTCAAGCAGTGGTGGAAACTTAATTGACAGATTTACAGATTCATCTAACTTCGTAGATGATTTCAAAGCTGATAATATGATTACAGCTTATGAGAAGAAGATGTTGAAGCTTGAATGGGATAAGATTCTTAACTCGTACAATGCTAATACATTTAAAATAAATAACTATTATGAGAATAATGGAAGCGATTTGGCTTTCGTAACAGAATATCATACAAGATATGCAGAACTATATGATTATTTATTCGTACAGTTGCATGGAGATAAACCTTTGTTAGACCCTAACAATATGGCGTATACAACAAGAATCGACAGAAATATCTTTGATGCTAGATGGAAAAACTATGATAATGCTGAAACAGAAGTTGAGAAACAATTATCATTAAGAGCTAAACAAATTGCACAAGATGCCAAGGATACAGCAGAAAGCGTTCAAGATGAGATTAATGAAGTTAAGAACGATGTTGTGTATAAGATTGAGTTCCATTCGACAAAAGGTTTCACTTTTAGAAACGGTGACATTGATACAGATATCACAGCTAGAGTATGGCGTGGACAAAAAGAAATCACTGACACAGTTCCAAAAGCAGGTTTTATTTGGAAGAAGTATAATAAGGATGGAGTGCTTGATACTGCATGGACAAATGCTAATGTTGGTGTTGGAAATAAAATCCATGTAACAAATCTGGAAGTATACCAGAGAGCAATTTTCACATGCGATATCGACATGTAATAAACATTTATGAGGAAAAGGAATGGTAAGAAATGGCAATTGTAGCACAGGGTCAATTAACTCTTGTGGACTTAAATGATAGTAAACAGCTAATCATGTTTATTGGGTCTACGCAACAAAGACAAGTAATTTATAATCCAAATGGAAGTGGGGCGAGTGCATACGTCCCAAACTATTCAACTGCAAATAACGTGTTAACACCACAGTTATTCGTAGCAGGTACGCCAACAGATGTGGCAGGTCAAGCAACATCTACTAAATGGTATGTGCAAACAAATTCAACTGGTGCATTAACAGAGATTACAGCAAGTGATACGAACTATACTTTAGGGACGGGAAAGCCTGTTACTCTTACAATTAAGAATAACGTATTGGCTTCCAATAACTCTATGACGTATATCTGTGAGATGCAATACTTAGATACTGATACTAACTTTACAGTAACAGCTAAAGCAGAATACGAGATTGTAAAAGTAACTAACGGTACGAATGGTGCTAACGGTACGAACGCTATCATGGGTGTTTTAAGTAATGATTCTCATAGCGTGCCAACTGATAGTGCAGGTGCTAATGGTAACTTTACAGGTGCATCATCTACTCTAACAATCTATGAAGGAGCTAGTGTTGCTACAGGTTGGACTATCGTACAAACAAGAAGCAATGTAACTGTAACAGAAGCTACATCAAGTGCTGTTGCAACTGTTACTGCAATGTCTGCTGATACAGGTTATGTAGAATTTACTGCATCTAAATCTGGATATGCAAATATAGTAAAAAGATTTACATTAACTAAGAATAAATCTGGTGCAAGTGCAACAGCATACTGGCTAATGTCTTCAAACGTAGCAATTTCTAAAAACTCTAGTGGTGCATATACTCCTGCTACAGTAACGTTTACTGCTAAGTCTCAAACTGGAACTAGTGCAGTAGCGGATTATGCAGGAAGATTTGTCATTGCAGAAACAACAGATGGAACAGCTTATACAGACAAATATACATCTTCTGCAAACGAAGCATCTAAAACTCATACACCAACAGCAGGAATCAAAGCTGTAAGAGTAAGATTGTATCAAGCAGGTGGAGTTACAGTATTGCTAGATGAACAAATCGTGCCTGTTGTTGCAGATGGTACAAATGGTACTAACGGTCAAGATGCTCTTCGTGCAACAGTTTGGACACCAGATGGGAATACAATCAAGAATGCCAACGGTACGCTAACTGCTCATTGTGACTTATATAAAGGTTCTACAGTACAAACGTCTGGCGTTACATATAAATGGTACTACCAAGACCCTACTGCTACTACTGCTTCTGGTGGAGATGCAGATGGAGGAAACGGTTGGAGATTAATGAAAGACACTGCATCAGCTAATGGTGTAACAGGTTACACAACTGATACAATTACAATCCCTGCATCAGCGATTGTAAACGTTGAGTCATTCAAATGTGTGGCGACATACTTATCTGTTAAGTATTCAGATGTATGTACAGTAATTGACGTATCAGACCCATTCATGGTAACAATCGTTGGTATCAACACATTCAAGAATGGTACAGGAACGACAACTTTAACAGCGAAGATTTATCAAGCAGGAGCAGAAATTGATTCAGCAGGAAATCAAGGCTATACATATACTTGGTACTTATATGACAATAACAATAACAAAATCACAAACTGGAATACTACTGGTAGCAAGACAGGGAAAACAATCACTGTCAGTGGCGATGATGTGAACGTTCGTGGTAATGTTATTTGTGAAGTATCTAAATAATTAGTATTATCATAACGCATTTTTTGACAAAAGTCAATAGTAATGATATAATTAAATTGTGAGAAAAGAGAGTCTTATTTGTTAATAAGGCTCTTTCTTATGATTGGATAAAAGGAAAATAGGAGTGAAAGAAAGTGGCAAAATTAATCGGTACAGGTCAATTAACTTTGACAGATTTAAATGATGTGATTGTATCACCAACTAAACCATCCAATCCAATAGAGGGTGCGATGTGGTGGAATACAACAGAGTCACAGCTTTATGTATACCAAAATGGCGATTGGAGAAAATCTAGTAATATTATCGTAGGTGGTAAAAATTTACTTAGATTATCTCATACGGATTATAATACTACAAATTATCTTATTAATCAATATGAATTAACAGAGAACTTTGTAACAGGTCAAGAATATACATTTGTAATTAAAGGTACAGTTCCAGACCCACAAGTGTTTGCACTTTGGATGAATGGTTCGGCTGATAAAGTTGGCGAAGTGAGAACAAAATTTTATGATGGAGTTTATTACGTTACATTTAAAGCCATTGCTACAACAGCAGGGAATGAAAAAAAATTAAGTTTATATAACTACCCTAGCAATACAACATTGGCTACAGTTGATTGGGTTGCATTATATAGAGGTAATCTGCCTATGGATTGGTCAAAAGCCCCAGAGGAAACAGATGAGGTTATCGTTGACATTACTGAAACTCTAGGAAATATGGCTAATGATGGTGTTTTAGATTACAACGAACGACAGGTAATCAAAGATAAATTAACTGATATTACTGGTTTTATCATTCCAGATGCACAAGCACTTTTACCTGCTTTCGGTTCATTGGATAGTGGAGGTAAGGGTACGTTCTATACGGTTCGTAAACAAGCTCAACAAATTGGTATTTCAACTCAACATGCAAAATACAAAGCTGTTGAAACTAATTATACATATTTAAAAGACTATCTTGATGCGATGACACCAGTTAAGCCTTGGGATGTTTCAACTGCAAACCAAAAGAAAGTTATCTCTGTAGTTAAGAACACGTTTAGAGATAAATGGTTGCAGTTCTATCTAGCAGTAGATGACCTTGCAACATACACAATTCAAGTAGCAAAAGAGAACGTTGACAACGTTGATGTGGGTGGAACTAACTATGCTAGTAATGGTAGTTTTGAGATTCCATTAACAGAAGGTTTATGGAAAGATTCTTATACTTCTAATACTAGTGCAGGAAGTGTTAGGGAGATTGTTGATATATCAACAGAAGACCCTCCATTTAAATTTGCTTATCACGTAAAAAACAATACACCAGTAGGAGCGAACGGTGGTATTTTTAGCCCTACTTTATGGAGCGGAAAGGCTTCGGAAGGATTGGTAAATAGAGATGTTACTATTCAATATTGGATGAAGTATCAGAACATTGTTCTTGGTGCAAACTCATGGCAAGCAGGTCGATTCGGTGAGTTAATCATCGAAGGCGAAAATGCTAGTGGTGCTAAGTTTAACAGATATGTAAGAATCCATTCTGATAGTAGTCCTACAGAGAGTGCATATATCGTTGGGACGAATATGACTTGGAAGAAGTATACTGCTACTATTAAATTAACACTTCCTACAAATGCTGTCAAGCTTACAAGAGTATCTTTTAAGCATGGTATAGAAGGTTCTACAGGTGAGTTTTGGACAACAGGTTTAAAAATAGAACTTGGCAATAAGGCAACTGACTGGTCGC